GCCGCAGGCTTTCAGCGAACGCCTGCGCGCGGTTCTTCTGCACGGCGCAGCCATTGGGGCCACCCAGCTTGACACCGCGCGCCTTGGCCGCCGCAAGCGCTGCAACGGTACGCTCCGAGATCATGGCGCGTTCCTTCTCGGCGAGAGCGGCGTAGATGTGCAGCATGAACGGATCGACGTTCAGGCCCAGTGCGCAGACGATGAACGGCACGCGCTTGGTCATCAGGCCCGAGATGAAGTGAACGTCGCGCGACAGGCGATCCAGTTTGGCGACGATCACGGCGCAACCGGCGGCCTTGGCGGCGGCGAGCGCTGCAGCCAGTTTCGGGCGCTTGGCGAGCGTGTCGCCCTTGGCGGTCTCGACTTCGATGAAGGTCTCGATGATCTCGAAACCTTCAGCGTCAGCGAAGCGGGCGATGGTCGCCTGCTGCGCTTCAAGGCCGAGGCCTGAGACGCCTTGCGTTTTCTTGTCGCTGACGCGGATGTAGGCGATGAGGGGTTTCATTGGCCAAGCACCTTGAGCAGGTCGTCGTCTGACAGGATGTCGTCCAGCGTCAGCGGCTCGATGCCGAGGAACTTGTACTCGGCAGCGATTTCCTTCTCGCAGGCGGCGATCTCGCGGCGGCGGAAGGCGCGTTCCATCTCATACTGCGCGGCGGCCAAGCGCTCTTGCTCGCGAGCGAGGCGAGCGCGGAGCGCGTCGAGGTGGCTAAGGTCGGTCATGTGGTTTCCCCTTGCTGGAGCGGGATGCTCCTACTGGCTCAAGCCGGGTAGGTCTTGCGACCGCCCGGCGTGAAACCATTTCGGCGAGATCAGGCGCGATGCTCGATCTTGCTGGCCGGGTCTTTCGCCAGCTTGGCGTAGCGCTTCAATGCGCCTGCGATGGTCTTGGCGAGCAGCGCGCGGGCTTCAGCTTCGGTGGCGACCCAGTTGCTGTGCTTCGATGACTGGTAGCGCGAGCCGTTCAGCGTGGTCTGGTAGTCGGAGCGAAACCTGCGGTCCTCGAACATGCTATTGGTATCTTCGATGATTTTGCCGACATAGCCGTAGCGGCGAGCGCCGTCGGCCTTGTTCTTGAGGTTGTAGAAGTCGGTCGAAGCGGTTTCGGTGTGGATGATCTGGAAGGTCATTGTGGTTCCCCTTGCTGGCCGGAAATGGCCTGCCCTCTACATAGTTCATCATGAGCCACCATGCAAGCGTTGTTTCACGGGAAACCCTGAAAAAGTCAGAACGGTGGAGGCGAAAAATGAAGCCTTGTCCGCGCTGTGGCCAGCCGTCGGAAAGTTCCCCATGGCCGTATCTGAAGGGGATCGACGCCAACAACGTCGTGCTGGAGTGGCGGCGCTGTGCCAGCTGCCATGCGCTGTTCAGCCAGCTGACGCCCGATCTGGCTGTGATGGAGCCTGACCATGTCGAACGCCAAGATCATCAGCCTGATCGCCCATGAGACGCGGCTGCTGCGGGCGGATGACGAGCGCGCCCGCACGGCGCTGGCGGCTGACCTGTACGACGCATTGCGGGCGATGATCGCGCCGCTGCACGATGAGATCGAGGCAATCTGGCAACGTCTCGAGCAACTGGAGAGAACCAATGGCCAAGAAACCACAGAAGGCGACCAAGGCGCGGGCAGCGCTACTGACGCGCAAGACCAAGGGCGTGAAGGTCAAGAGCATGCCGAAGGCGCGCCAGCGACGTCCGCAGAGCCGATGAGCCGCACCGTCGAGGAACTGCTGGCGCTGTTCGAGGAGGCGGGCCAAATCACGCTCGGCCTGACCCACATGGGACAGGGTGCTGTGGTCACGCTGGACGACGAGGAGCAATCCATCGTGGTCGAGAGCCTGAGAGCGCAGGCGAGCGATCCGGAATGATCCGCGCCCGCATCCAGCCGCTGGACGAGCGGATGCCGGGCATGTGCCTGATCGACGTCAGGAGGGTCGTGGGCCATGGCAACACGCAAGCGCGGCCTGTTGACGGTCGCCAAGTTCAACGCGACCTGCAGGCATCTCCGGCCCAGCGGCAAGCGGTTCTTCTGGCGTCGGGAACGGAAGCAAGCGAAACGCGAGGCGCACCTCGCAGCAACGACTGACGGCTCATGATGAGCGAACAACGTGGAGTGAGGTAAGTGGCGAAGGCGCAAGCGGATATCAGATCATTGGCGAGAGCGCAGACCGAGGCAGCGCTGAAGGTGCTGACCGGGGTGATGGGGAGCAAGAGCGCGCCGCCTTCCGCGCGCGTCGTCGCCGCCCAGACCATCCTCGACCGAGGTTGGGGCAAGGCACCTCAGCAACTGGTAGGTGAGGATGGCGGGGACATCAAGATCATCATCCGCCAAATCATTGAGACTGCTACGGTTTCAGACGATCCGCTGGTCATCGAGCATGATGCAGGGGATCAGGATGCCACAACCGAATGACCGTTCAGCTGTGGCAGGACGCTGCGTAACCCATTGATACTGCAGGGGTATCGCCTCAGGGAGGGGCGAAGGTATCGGAGGGGGGGTGGTCTCCGGGGGCGGTTGCCGGGGTTGCATTTCGGTCAAGTACCGGTACCGGTTATTGCCACTTTCCCCCGCGATCCGTCAGGCCTTCCGCTTCCGATAATCCGCAATGGCCTTCTCCGCCGCTTCTCGCAAGGACGCTTTGTCCGTCGCTGGTGTGAGGCCTTTCGCCTTCAGCCGATGCAGGCGGGCCATCTTCTTGGCGTGGTGTGGATCGTAGTGGAAGGGGAGCCAGCGTTTGCCGGATGTTGAGAAGGTCTTGCCGGTGCCGCGCAGTGTTCTCATCGTGAGACCTGTGAAGGTCCGTGGGGAAAAGAAGTTCGCTCGCGCGTGATTGCATATTTCGGCCCGAGTGTCACCGCCGCCCGCACAACCTCTATGATCAAGTGGTTGCAGCGCCGTCAGGAATTATTTTCGAGTTGCTGAACCCGCACGGCTCGACACCGTGGCGTCACGGGGAATGCAAGAGGGCCTGATCATCGATCCGGTGACGCCGGGGAGATCAGGCCCTCATCATTCAGCTTGAGCCGGGTCTGATGCACGAAGCGTTTGGCCGGGAAGATTTTGCCGAGCATGGTGATGCAGTCGAAGCCTTTGTCAGCGTGGCAGAACGGGCAGGCGTTGGCCTTGATGGCGGCCATGCGTGTGGCCTGTGCGGCTTCGCTGTTGTCGCCGTAGAGCGGGATCATGGTCTCCTCCATCGCGTGGCCTTGAGGCGCGACACCTGCGGGCGAGGGCGCGAATGCCTCGCCTGCTATTTTGACCGGTTGCCCCACGCGCGCAGAATTTCGTCAACCTCCTCCTGCGAGCGACAGGGGCTTGGCGGCGCAGGTGGCGGCGGGCGGCGGCGCTCGATCTCGCGGTCGTTCTCGCGGTCTCTGTCGGCGAGGAGCAGCACGCCGATGAACAGGCTCCAGACAACGATGAGGATCAGAAAGGTCATCGGCAGTCCCTCATATCGCCGATGATGCGGCACTTCGGCTGGAAGGTGCCGTACTTGATGTCGTTGGTGATGATGACCACGCGCATGATCGGCGTGATCTTGCCGACGTCTCTGGGCAGCGAGACCACGACGGGATCGGGCATGTCGGCATGCTTGGTGCCGACACTGAGTGCCGCACAGAACACGATGGCGGCGAGCGGGTAGCGAACAAGTCTCATCTGATTTTCCCCTTGCAGAGCCTCTTTTTAGCCGCTCCGAGGTCTCTCGCCAAGCGGTAGAAGTACGGAACACCCACACCTATGGAAATCCACATCCCGCATGCTGGCTGGAAGCCCCGCCCGCATCAGATGGCGCTGTGGCAGTACCTGCAAGGAGGCGGCGACCGCGCACTCGCCGTCTGGCACCGCCGGGCAGGCAAGGACGAAATCTGCCTGCACCATGCGGCAGTGAGCATGATGAAGCGGCCCGGCAACTACTGGCATTGCCTGCCCGAATACAATCAGGGCCGCAAGTCGATCTGGACCGCGATCAACGCCCACAGCGGCAAGCGAAGGATCGATGAGGCGTTCCCGACCGCGATCCGCGAGAACGTCAACGACAACGAGATGTTCCTGCGCTTCGTCAACGGCTCGACGTGGCAGGTGGTCGGCAGCGACCGCTACGACGCGACACTGGGCGGCGGCGTTGCCGGGATAACCTACAGTGAATGGGCGCTGTCGAACCCGTCAGCGTGGGCGTTTCATCGGCCCATGCTGGTCGAAAGCAAGGGCTGGGCCGCCTTCATCACCACGCCACGCGGACACAACCACGCCAAGGCGCTGTTCGACCACGCATCCGTCAGCAAGGACTGGTTCTGCGAACTGCTGACGGTGCGTGACACCGGAGCGCTGACCGAACGTGAACTCGAAAGCGCGCTCGCCGAATACTGCGCGCTGTACGGCGAGGACGTAGGCCGTGCCCAGTTCGAGCAGGAATACCTCTGCAGCTGGAATGCCGCGATCTTGGGCGCGTTCTACGCGCTGGAGATGGCGCAGGTGCGCAACGAGGAACGCATCCTCGACATCGAGGCGCTGCCCGAGGCGCAGGTGCACAGAGCATGGGATTTGGGCGTGCGCGACGACACCGCGATCTGGTGGTTCCAGACGGTCGGCTCGCAGATATTCATTCTCGACTGCTACAGCGCGTCAGGCGTCGGCGTCGAACACTTCGCCGAGGTGATCGAGCAGCGCGAGCAGAAGTACGGCTGGAAACCGGGCATCGACTACGTCCCGCACGACGCCAAGATCAAGGAGTGGGGCACCGGGCGAACCCGCATCGAGACCATGGCGAGCCTTGGTCTCAAACCGATGCTGGTGCCGCTGGCCTCGATTGCCGACGGCATTAACGCGGTGCGCAGGATTTTGCCGCTGTGCGTGTTTCACACGCGCTGCGAGGCCGAGGGCGTCCCGGCGCTCGAACAGTACCGCCGCGAATGGGATGACGAGAAGAAGGCGTTCCGAGCGAGTGCCGTCCACGACTGGACGTCGCACTTTGCCGACGCCTTCCGCTATCTCGCGCAGTCGTGGCGCGGGCCGACCCGCCGCGTGATCACGCCAAAGAACCCGCAACTGACCGGGCTGATAATTCCGCCACCGCCTGAAGTGCGACGAGGGATGATCCTGTAATGGCCGATCCAGTCGATGACGACATCCGTCATGACGATCTTGAGTTCAACCCATCGCTGGAGCCGAAGAAAGCCAAGGCGTGGCTGAACCTGTTGCGCGAGAGCGAGGACGCTTTCGAGAAGTGGAACGACCACTGCGACAAGATCGACAAGCAGCACGCCAACCTCGACCGGCTCGCCAACATGAGCCGCGACAAAGAGTTCCAGATGTTCTGGGCCAATGCCGAGGTGATCAAGCCATCGATCTATGCCAAGCCCCCGGTGCCGGTGGTGGTGCCGAAGTTTCTCGACCGCAGGCCGGTGTATCAGGCCGCCGCTGAGACCATGGAGCGCTGCTGCGTGGTGGCGTTCGATCTCGCCGAGATCGATGAACTGTTGAAGCTGATCCGCGACGACCTCGCCCTGATCGACCGTGGCGTGGCGTGGTGCCGCTACGAGGGCAAGAAGAAGGGCGGCAGCTACTACGACTACGAGAAGGTTTGCATCGACTACAAAAACAGGAAGGACTTCCTGCACTCGATCTCGCGCAACTGGCGCGAGGTGACGTGGGTGGCCGCCGCCTCCTACCTGACGCGGGCCGAGGCGCGTGCGCGCTTCCACGACATTTCTGGCGACGAGTACCAGCGCGCCGAATACAAGGTCGATAAGGACACCAAGGAAGTCGGCGGCGCGGACAACCGCGAGCGCGCCAAGTTCTGGGAAATCTGGGATAAGAACGACCGCCGCGTGATCTGGGTTTCCGAAGGCTGCGAGTTCGTCCTCGATGAGGACGACCCGCACCTCGATCTCAGAGGCTTCTTTCCGTGCCCGAAGCCCGCCTACGGCACTTGCCAGCGCGGCTCATTGGTGCCGGTGCCCGACGTCTTGCAGTACAAGGACCAGCTGGAGGAGATCAACCTCCTCACCTCGCGCATCCATGCGCTGAGTGACGCGCTGGAGGTGAAGGGCTTCTACCCCGCTGGCGGCGCTGAACTCGGGGACGCGATACAGGCGGCGATCAAGACCAAGACGCCGGGCCGGGTGCTGGTGCCGATTGCGAACTGGGCGGCGTTCGGTGGCACCAAGGACGTCATCATCTGGTTGCCGATTGACGTGATCGCGCAGACCATCACCCAGTGCGTGGCGCTGCGAAAGCAGATCATCGATGACATCTATCAGATCATGGGTCTGAGCGACATCATGCGCGGCTCGACCTCACCGGAGGAGACGCTGGGCGCGCAGCAACTGAAGTCGCAATACGGCTCGACCCGCATCCGCGACAAGCAGCAGGAGATGGTCCGTATCGCGCGCGATCTGGTCGAGATCACAAGCGAGATCATCACCGAAAAATTTACTGATACGACCATCATCGAGATGAGCCAGACCCAGCTGCCGACCAACGCCATGGTCGAGAAGCAGGTGAAAGCGATCCAGAAGCAGATGGGCGACCAGCAGAAGGCGCTGGACATGGCGATGAAGCTGCCGCAGGTGCAGCAGCAGATGCAAGCCAACCCTGAAGGCATGCAGCAGGCGCAAGCCCAGTTTCAGCAGCTGATGGAGAGCGGGCAGGCCGCGATCAAGAAGATCGCCGAAAGCCCGACCATCGATCAGGTGCTGCAGCTACTGAGTGATTGCCGCACGAAAAGTTTCGTCCTCGACATCGAGACCGACAGCACGATCATCCCGAACGAGCAGCAGGAGAAGCAGCAGCGCACCGAGTTCATTGGCGTGCTGGCGCAACTGATGCCGCAGCTGACGCAGATGTACATGGCCGACCCGCACACCGCCGAGTTCGCGGGCGACATTCTGAAGTTTGCCACAGCACCCTTCCGCGCCGGTCGCTCGCTCGACAGCAGCATCAATAACATGGTCGAGATGCTGAAGGAGAAGGCCGACCAGCCGAGGCCCGACGATCCCGCAACGATGCAGAACAAGACCGCGTTGCAGATCGAGCAGATGAAGCAGCAGACGGCGCAGGCCAAGATCAAGCAGGACGGCGACATCGAGGCGGCGAAGCTGAAGCAGGGCGACGAACACAAGAAGATGGAATTGGCGAACCAGAAAGACCTGAAGGCGATGGAGTTGAACGCCAAGGGCGACGACCAGCAAGTCAAGGCGCAGGTGCAGAACGAGAAGCTGATCGAGAGCCGGGAAGCGCATCAGGCGCACATGCTGGAGCGCAATCAGGACATGGAGTTGAACCGGCAGAAGGCCGACCTCGCGATCCAGCAGCACCAGTTGAAGGCCGACGACATGAACCGCCGCCAGCAGGAACGGCAGGCCGCGCAGCAGTTCAAGCAGATGCAGGCGATTAACCAGCCGGGACCGCTGCCATGAGTGAGCGCATGGGCGACCTTGCCAGTCAGGACAGCTACGATCCGTTTCCGCGCGCAAGCGGGATCGCAAAGCTGACCAACGCGATGGCCGGGGCCATCGACCCTACAGAGGGGGACTTCTATCGGAGTGATATGTATAACGCCCAGCGCGCCGCCGAGGGCATTCCGCGACCGCTGCCTGATGTTGGCGCGCCATTGATCCCGAGTGGTGGGCAGTTCTCGCCGGGCGTGCCTGCGGCGAACCGCGCCGCCGATGTTCTGAGCCGCTATCCCGGCCATGTCATGTCCGGACTGTTGAGCCTGCCGCAGCGCGCGTTCGAGGCTTCCGAGGAGCGGCGGGCGGGCGGTGAATACGATCCCGCGCCGGTTGTCGAGGCGGCGATGTTGCCGATGGGGACTGGCGCGATTGCGGGCGTGCCGCTGCGGACTGGTGAAGTGGCGCTGGGCGCTGGCCCGACCAAGTCGCTGTTCGACTACTCGAAAATTCACGACGTGCCCGACGTCAAGCAGTTCGATCTGCCGCGCTACGATCCCAAGCGCGGCGTCAGCGAGCGTGTCGCGGATTTGGTGAAGGACAAGCGTGTCGAGCGGCTGATGCTGGAGAAGATCGAGCAAGGCAAGGGCATCGGAGGCGGCGCGGAGACGTTTTACTACAACGAGCCGCTGCGGCAGGCCTTCATCGATGAACTGGGAAAGAAGCCGGGGCAGGAGGGCTTCGCACGCTACATGGACTACGTCGCGGCCACGTCGCCGCGCTCTGCCATCGAGGCCAACGCGCGCAACGCCAGTTACTACTACGGGCTTGAGAAGCAGGGCCTGCCACTGCCCGACAAAAATCCGTTCCCGTATGGTCACATGGCGCAGCAGCTGCACCGGGGCAACGTCGAGAAAATCCAGTCCGGTGAATATTTCGACATGATCAAGAACCCGAAGCCGATGTCGTTCAGTCAGAACCTGCAGGGCAACTTCGCTCCGGTGACGGTTGACGCGCATGCGCTCAAGTTGCCTGCGATGTTGAAGAAAGACCCCGAGTTCCTCGCAGGCTCCGTCAAGCTGGACAAGAACAGCCCGACGATCAATCCGACCAAGATGTTCGAGAGCGGCGATCTCACCATGAAGGAAGCGCTGAAGCGCCCGGTGTACTGGGCGTCGAAGCCGACCGCGAACGAATATGCCGCGATGGAGCAATACTACAAGCGGCTCGCAGGCGAGGCGGGGATGACACCCGCGCAGGCGCAGGCGGCGGCGTGGGCCGCAGGTGGTCCGATGACCGGCCTCAAGAGCGTTGCTGGCGATCCCTTCATGCGCGCGGTCGAGAACCGCGCCAACGTCACTGCGGCAGAGCGGGGCATTTCACCGGCAGAGGCGCTGTCGCAGATGATCCGTGGCAAGGCCCCGCTGCTGGGGCTGGGTGGCGTCACCATGGGCGGCCTCGCCGCGCAGGACAACTACTCAGCCGACTGAAGTTCCTTGACCACATACTTGGTCGCCGACAATTCCGCCCACTCATCGAGCGTCATCGTCGCCACCGTTCTCCCGTCGCGGGAGAGGTGAACGAGCCAGTGAGTGCCGTTCCAGTCGAGCGTCGTCGTCCACATGACTTAAATCCTATTCTCGAAAACATAGAACTTTACCAATCCACAGAGGAGACTGCAATGGCTCAGAGCGCATTGACCGTGACCCCGCCGAACCCGACGCCGCCGACCAATTTCACCTGCACGGGCGCGACCCCGCCGAACGTGCCGAACTACACCAAGAACACCTACAACGATCCGAAGAACTGGTCGTCGGTCAACCCGAAGGATTTCCCGCCGCCGTACTTCGATGACGGCAGTGCGCTGACCGGCACCGCGTTCGCGGCCAATACGGCGGCACTTGCGAGTGGTAGTGCTGCGACCGCAGGCGGCGGCGAGGGCACCTATCCCGGCGCTGGCTCGCCGCCGTTCAACCCGAACATGGGCGGCGCGGTCCCGGCGTCATCGAGCGTGGCGCATGAGGGCGCGGGCACCGAGGTGGTGGTTACCGCGACCGTGCCGAACCCGTCGCCTGCGGGCCAGCTGCAGACGGTGTCGTGTCTCGGCAACTACGTCGGTGTCGCCACCGTAGCCGGGGTCAACAACTCGGCCAACGGCCAGCATGCCTCCAGCCTGTCGCCTGCGGTCAACCCGGCGCTGACCAGCGTGGCGGCGGGTGGTGCGAGCGGCGGCGGCACCGCTACCTGCACGGCGACCGGCACCGGCTTCACCAAGCAGAGCGTGCTGCAGATCAACGGCATCACCTATCCGACGACCTTTGTCAGCGCGACGTCACTGACAGCGGTCGCACCGAAGAAGGCCACCGCCGGAAGCCTTCCCGTCTACGTCATCACTGGTGGCGTGGTTATCAGCGGCCCACAAAACTGGACGTTCACATGAGTACAAAAAAGCACGACGAGGCCGAGGCCCATGAGGCCCCGAAGGCCAAGGCCGCCGAGCAGGCGTTCCCGTTCTCGGCTTCGATCAACGAGCCGCAGACGGTGTCGCTGCCGCTGCCAGAGAACATCGATGTGCCGGTGCCTGCCATCACCGGCATCGACCCCGACGCCTGCGCGGTCGGGGACGCCGACTTCGATCTGCACGTCAGCGGCGAAAATTTCTTCGCCGACAGCGTCATCCACTTCGCCGGTCACGACGAGCCGACCACGCTCAACGAGGACGGCACGCTGTCAACCGGCGTCAAGCCATCGCTGTGGAGCGAGCCGGTCGTAGTGCAGGTGATGATCAAGAACGGCCCGAAGGTTTCCGAGCCGGTTGACTTCACCTTCGCTGCCGCAGGCACGCAGGACGCGCATCGCAGCGGCAAGAGGCGGCGGTAGTGGCGCTCGCGGTCGTCACCGTCGCATCCGGCGGCATGCCGGTGGCTGACGTCAGTGCCACCACGCCCAAACTGGGCATGGCGATCAGCGAGGCCGCCAACGGCAAGGGCATTGCGGTGACCAAGGTCGCCGCAGGCAAGCCGGGGCTGGCTGTCGTCTATGTGGTGCCGCCGCCGTGATCGAACTGGTCGAGGTTGCGCCGGGCAAGTTTCGAGTGAAGCGACCCGAACTGAAGCCCGCGCGCTCCGACCTTCCATTGCCGAGCATCATTTCCGACATCATGCCGCCGACCGAGCAGGTCGATGGCAAATTCTACACATCGAAGCGTGAGTTCAGGGCTGTGGGCAAAGCGCACGGCCTGATCGAGATCGGCACCGAGAAGCTGAAGCCGAAGCAGCGCATCACTTCCACCAAGGAAGAACGCCGCGCCTCGATCAAGAAGGCCATCGAACAATATAAATCCCGATAGCGGAGATCAGATATGTCAGACGTCACCGTCGCCCCTGCGGGCGGCGCGCCCGCTGCTGCGCCCACCAATGAAGTCGTCGTCACGCCGCCGCCGGTTACGGCTCCGACCCCGGTCGGCTCGCAGGCCCCCGACAAGCCGGTCGGCGACGTCAAGGGTTCTGAACATCGCCCGCAGAGCCGCCGGGAGGCCATACAGGCGGCGTTCGACCGCGCCAACAATCCGCCAGCCAAGACCGAGAAGCGCGCCGAGCGGCCCGCGCCGAAGCCTGCAGATGCAAAGCCGGGCCACAATCAGCCGCCGGAAGAAACCAAGGCCGAGGGTCTCGATCTCAAGAAACGGCCAGCGGATCAGCCGCGCAGCGAGCGCGGCCAGTTCGCGCCGCGCGAGGCGCAAAATGTGCAAACGAGGGCGCAAAACAGTGCAAACCCTGCGCAAGCAGGGGTGCAAAAAGTGCAAAATCCGCTGCCAGCGCATGCGCCGTTCCGTGAGCCGCCGACCCGCTTCTCCGAGCGCGGCAAGGCCGAGTGGCATCAGGCGAGCGAGAACGTGCGCGCCGACGTGCATCGGATGGAGAGCGACTTCAACGAGGCCTACAAGCGCTACCGTGGCGACCATGAGGAGATGAACAAGGTTCGTCCCTTCCACGATCTCGCCACCAAGCACGGCACCACGCTGCAGCGGGCGCTGACCAACTACGTCAACATGGAGACGAAGCTGCGCCAAGACCCGATTGGCGGGCTGGACGTCATCGTCTCGAACCTCAACCTGCGCTCGCCCGACGGCCAGAAGCTGACCTTCCGCGACATCGCCTACCACGTCTTGAGCCAGTCGCCCGAGGCGCTCAAGACCATGCAGATGGGCAATGCGCAAGCTGCGGCGCAGCAGCAGATCGGTTCATTGCACGCCGAAATCGCGGGCTTGAAGCAGACCCTGCAACAGATGCATACTCAGGCCCAGTTCTCTTACACCCGGTCAGCGGTCGACCAGTTCGCCGACGCGCATCCGAGGTTCGATGAACTGGGCGACCTGATCGAGAACGAACTCAAGTTCGGTTTCGATCTGGAGACTGCCTACCGGCGCGCGGAGTTACTCCGCCCGACCACGCACGCGGCTCAGACCCGCTCCGCATCGGCTCAGACCCGAACTGCCGACAAGTCGATCTCAGGCTCACCCGGCGCTGGCCCCTCAAACGGGACGTCGAGGCGCGCAGATCAGCAACCTGTCGGTCGTCGTGACGCAATCCAGAACGCGATCCGTCGCGTCGGAAGCGGCACATAACCCTGATCATGTGGAGCGGCAATTATGCCCAACGTCACCACGAATGCTGCTTATCAGCAGATTTTGTCGATGGCGCTGGAAGATCGATCTTCCGGCTACCAAGACCTTGTGAGTAACAACAACGCCCTTCTCGCCGTGATGCGGCGAAAAGGTCTCTGGCAGACCTATAGTGGTCCGCGCATCCGTCAGACGCTGCAGATCGGCAAGCAGGTCGCGCAGTGGTATTCCGGCTACGACCAGCTGCTCAATCCCGCCATCGACCTGTTCAACGACGCCTACTTCGATCCGAAGATGGTCGTCGTGCCTGTCATCCTCTCGATGCAGGAAATCCTGAACAACGAGGGCGAAGCGCAGCTGATGGACGTGTACGACAGCTATATCGACGCTGCCGAGCGCGCCCTGCAGGACACCATGGATGCCGGTCTCTACAGTGACGGCACCGCCAACGGCGGCAAGCAGATCACTGGCCTTGCGACCGCGATCCCGATCACCACCAACTCCGGTGTCTACGGCGGCATCGACCGTGGCAGCGCCACGATCTGGCGCACCTCGACCTTCGACGCGCACTCGTTCTTGGCAGGCTCGACGCAGGTGACCTCGACCACGATCCGCCCGATGCTGAACTACATCATGACCAACCGCTCGCGTGGCCGCGACTACGCCGACCTGTTGATCATGTCGCCGGAACACTATGCGGCCTACGATGCGGCGACCATTGCGATCCAGCGCCAGCAGAACGAGACCTCTCTCGGCAAGCTGGGCTTCTCCGCACTGGAGTACATCGGCGGCGGCAAGCGTGCCGAGATCGTTCTCGACGGCGGCATCGGCTCGAACATGCCAGCGAACACCACGTTCGGCATCAACACCGACAGCCTGCGTCTGCGCTATCACCCGAACCGCAATTTCGACAAGCTGTTCGAGGGCGACGGCCAGATGCCCATCGATAAAGACGCCATCGCTCAATTTATTGGGTGGATGGGGGAACTCACGATGGTCAATCCGCTGTTCAACTGGCGCATGTACGACAGCAATCCTGCTGCGTAATTCAAGCAACCGAGGCCGCCTCAACTGGCGGCCTCACTTTTTCTGGAGACATCTATGCCGACGACCGATCCCGACGACGTGCTGCTGGTGATTTTTCGCAATCACTTCGAGCCAAACGAGGCCAAGAGCCGCGAGGCGGGCCGCCTGATCTGCGACGACGTCGAGGTGGTGGAAATCCGCCGACCCGGTGCGCGGGACTACAGTGTGCATCCGGCGCTGGAGCATTGCGGCTGGCGAGCCGATCCCGAAACCGGCTTTCAGGTGAAGTACACCTACGCCGAACGCTTCTCGCGTCAGTACCGCCAGTTCAAGGCGCAGACGGCGCAGACCAAGAGCGGCACGCCGCTGGCGCATGCACCGTTCCTCACCGAGGCGCGCCGCGCCGAACTCCGCGCGCTCAACATCTACACGGTCGAGGCACTGGCCACCCTCGACGGGCAGGAACTGAAGAACATTGGCCAAGGCGGGCGCGAACTGAAGAACGCCGCGATGGAGTTCATCGAAACTGCGAAGTCGAACGTGCCGAGCCTGCAGCTGCAGGCCGAGGTGGAAGCGCTGCGCGCCAAGAACATGGCGCTGCAGCAGGACATCGAGGGCCTCAAGCGCGTCGAGCAGGAGTTCGAGGCGATGTCTGATAAGGAACTGCGCGACTACATCACCGCGAACACTGGGCACGCGCCGCACGGCTCGCTGGCGCGCAAGACGCTGGTGCGGATGGCGATGGACGCCAAGACCGAGAAGGCGGCATGACATGACGCTGCTGACGGTGGTGAAGGATGTCTGCTCCGTGGTTGGCGTGATCCAGCCATCGAGCGTGTTCACCAACATCACCGGCACGCGCACCATGCAGGAGATGCTCTCGCTCGCCAACGAGATGGCACAGCGGATCGCCTACGACACCCGCGACTGGACCAAGCTGAAAAAGACCAACCTGTTCACGGGCGACGGCGTCAAGAGCGCGTTCGACCTCCCAGCCAACTACAAGCGCATGCTGCTCACCGCCAATGTGTGGCGCTCGACCACAGCATTGCAGCCGATGATCTTCGTGCCCGACACCGACGAATGGATACAGCGCCGGGCGCTGAACCGGTTCTCGGCGTGGGGCGAGTGGACGATCATTGGCGGCCAGATGCTGATCTGGCCGGTGATGGACGGCGGCATCCCGCTGTGGGTGGGCACTACCCACTACGCTATCGGCGCGACGACGCGCGACCCGGCAGGCACACTGTGGACGAACAAGGTCGATCACACCTCCGGTTCGGGTACGTTCGTCGCGGATCGCGCGGCAAACCCGACCTACTGGGTGCAGACGCCAAACACCACCGCCACCTTCGCCTATCTCGACAAGAATTGCGTGGCGCTGAAGTCGGGCGGTTTTGGCGACAGCTTCACCGATGACGGCGACAGCTTTGCGCTCGATGAGCGGCTGCTGAAACTGGGGATGATCTGGCAGTGGAAGGCGCAGAAGGGCACCGCCTACGCCGAGGACATGGGCACCTACGGCGATGCGCTGCAGACCGCGATGGGCAAGGACAGTCCGTCTCCGATCATCATTGACCGTGGGCCTGCGTCAAAGACCGTCAACGTCGCCTACCCGTGGCCGGTGCCGACATGAGCCTGCATCAGGCCTTCCGCCGCCAGCCGGTGCCGCAGCAGGTTGCCCAGCAGCTGCAAGCGATCACGATCCCAGCACCTACGCGCGGGCTGATCCTGAATGAGAACGAAAGTTACATGCAGCCGGGTGCGGCGCTGATCATGGACAACTGGGTGCCGACCATGAAGGGCGTCAAGCTGCGCGGCGGCTGCACCCGCTGGTGCGTGCTGCCTGAAACCACGCCGGTCATCTCTGCGTTCCGCTTTGCATCCGGCAACAACCAGCGCATCTACGCGGGCAACGCCACCAAGCTGTACGACGTGACGGCGACCGCACCGGTCGTGATCAAGTCGGGGCAGGCATCCGGCAACTACTGCGCCAGCCAGCTGGCGAACCAAGGCGGCGACCACATGCTGGTCGTCAACGACGCCGGGGATTTTCCGCTGCACTTCGACGGGGTGACGTGGACGACGTTCAACGCCGATCAAATCCACACCGACCCTGCGCTGGTGCCGCCGCCGTCGTGTCTGCACGGGCACAACCTCACCTACGTCTGGAAGTATCGCAACCGCTACTTCTTCATCGAGGGCGGCACCATGAACGCATGGTACCTGCCGCTCAATGCGTTTCAGGGGCAGCTGTCGATGATCCCGCTGGCGGGTGCCGCCACCAAGGGCGGCAAGCTGTTGTTCGGGGCGACGTGGTCGCTCGATGCTGGAGATGGCATCGACGAAAAATGCTGCTTCGTCACCGACCTTGGCGAGATACTGATTTTCACCGGCACCAATCCATCCGATGCCGCGAACTGGCGGCAGGAGGGGCGCTATTCCGTCGGCGCGCCGATGGGCATGAACGCGCACCTGCAGGTCGGCGGCGATCTGTTGATCGCGACCGTTGACGGCATCGTGCCGATCTCTGCCGCCATCACCAAGGACAGCGCGCAACTCGATCTGGCGGCGATCACGGTGACCATCAAGCCGATGTGGCGCGACGAGGTGAATGCCAAGCGCGCATGGTCGTGGACGATGGAAAAGTGGGATGAGTACGGCGGCATCTTCGTGACATGGCCCGGCGGCAATCCCGGCAACCGCTACTGCGCCGCCGTCAACGCGGCGACCGGCGCGTGGTGCCGCTTCGTCGGCTATGACGCCACCTGCTTTGTGCGGATGCGCGGCGATATGTATTTCGGCACCCAAGGCGGCATCATCATGCAGGCCGACCGCACCGGCTACGACGACGGCGTGCCGTACACGGCGACTTTGGTCGGCGGCTGGGAGATGTTTGCTTCGCCACCGAACACCATCACATGGCGACAGGCGCGGGCGTCGTTTGCGGCCGCCAATGCGCAGCCGTTCCAGCCGCAGCTGGGTGCGACCGTCGACTATGTCATCACGCTGCCGCCGCCACCGCCTGCCGGTCCCGATCCCGGCGTGGCCGATCTTTGGGATGAGGGGCACTGGGGGCCTGACATGGGTGGGCCGCCGCCGCCGGTCCCGACAGCGCCGCAGCGCGCCCAGTACGCGCAGTGGGATCAGCCAGCGCCCGGCAAGGCCGTGGTGCGCAACACCGGCTGGGTGAGCATCGGTCTGACCGGCTACAGCCACGCGCCGGTCGTGCAGGTCACCGTGGCGCAGCAGGCGAAGCCCGACGTCGAACTGATCTCGATCTCTGCGGTCTACGAGCGCTTGGGCGTCAACGTCTGAGGAGCAAGCGATGTACAGTCCCTATGATGATGTCGGTCAGCTGGGTGGACTGTTCGCGCCTGCCTACATCGCGGGCGACCCGAACTCGATGACGGCGGTGGCGCGCTGGAACGCGGCGCATCTTAAGCGCAGGCCTGCGGCTGATCCGTGGATGCAGTCGCAGCCCGCAGTCACGCAGGGGCCGGGCAGCATCGGCTCGCGCGATGCGATCACGCAGGCGCTGGTCAATCAGGGTGCGACAATGGGTCAGCTGCCCGGCGTCGGCGGCGAGAGCGGTTCGCTGGCTGGCGGGAACCCGAGCGGACCCAGTGGTTCAGGCTACACTGGTCTTGGTCAAGACCCCGACAATCCGGCACCGCCTGACACGTCTCCACCGGACACCTCGCCGCCGGACACGTCACCGCCAGACACGTCGCCGCCTGACACATCGCCGCCGAGCAGCGCACCACCGAATGCCCAAGCGCCGGGCTTCAGTCTCGGTAATGCCCCGGCACAAACGACGGGAATGACGCAGGCCACCCAAGGACCAACCACAACCGCAAGTCCCGGCCTGCAAGGCCTCAACTCGTCTGGCCTTATGGGGACGCCAACCGTAAGCAGTGGCGTGGTTGGTCCCGTTTCCAGTGCCTTCTCCGGTGTGCCCGGCGCAGTGGCCGCGCCAGCAGCGCCAGCGCCACCGGCAGCGCCCGCGCCACCCGGCCCCACGGCTGCGGATCAGGCGGCGCATGCTGCTCTCGCGGCACAGCTGGGTCTTGCGGTTAACCAGACAAACGAAGCGCAGCAGGCGATGCAGGCGATTGCGAACAATCTCGCGCCGACGGTGGCGACACCGCAGGCAGCACCGCAAGCGACCCCGGCGCAGATGGCGGCGGCCACGTCGGCCTTGGCGCAGGGTCTGGCCAACCCGTCGGTGAGTGGCTACGGCGCGACCGCGACCAACTCCACGCCCGGCCCCAACATCGGCCTCAGCGGTCTGGTCGGCAGCGTCTCCGACGACGAGGCAGCGGCGCAGGCGGCACAGGCGGCGACCTTCGGCGATCCGAGCGGCGTCACAAGCGACACGGGTCTCAGCCTCAGCGGCATTTCGCCCAACGGCTTCGGCATCTCCGGCATCGGCTTCGGCGACGAAGGCGTCACAGGTACCAACGCCGATGGCCCTGTCGGTGGCATCAGCGTCAGCGGCGTCAATGAAGGTCCGACCGGCGATACGGCCACCAACTCTGACGGCAGCGTTTCCGGCGTGAGTGTCGGTGGCTTCGGAGAGGCTGTCGGGCTGGGGCCGGGCGAAAGCGTCGGCCCCGGCACCACGGGCGGCAACGAGGGTGCCACCGGCAATACCGGCAACGCTGGCGACGATGGCGGTTCCGGTATTGGCGACGGCGTCGGCGGTGGAGGCATCGGATGGTAGCGAAGCAAACGCAACCGGAAACCAGATACGGTCGCGGCAATCCCATCGAGCATTGCGGCATCTGCAGGTTCTATCGCGGCATGCATCACTGCGCGGTGGTGATGGGCACCGTCAGTCCGTTCGGGCTGTGTGACCTGTTCCGCGCCGAGCCAAGCCCGTTCCCCAAAACGATGACGCCACAGGAGATGGATGCGGTGCGCAGGATGTCGGCTGACGCTGCTGATCGTTCGGGAGGATGAATGCTCGACTACGTCTATGGTCAGGACGAGATCGTCGCGCCCTTCGTGGCGCAGCTGATCCCGCATTGCCATCGCGGCTTCGGGCCGAACGTCAAGACCATCGGCGTCATCAGCGACGGCGATCTGATCTATGGCTGCGTCTATCACAACTACGATCCCGAGGCCGAGATCATCGAGATGAGCGGGGCTGCGATCCCGCACCGCCAGTGGCTGACGCGCGCGACACTGGCGCGACTGTACGCCTACCCGTTCCTCGAGTTGCGCTGCCAGATGGTGGTGATGCGCGTGCCTGCCGACAACGAGTACCTGTTGGGGATACTGGCGCGCTACGGCTACGTCTTTCACCGCATCGCGCGGCTGTTTGGCAGTGATCGCGACGGCGTGGTCTGCACGCTGACCTATGAGGACTGGATCGACAACAAGTTCAACAAGCCGCGCGTTGAACAGATGAAAGAGGCCGCCTGATGCCGTACCTCAGCCCCGCCGCCAACGGTCAGCGCAACTCGATTGTGCAGGCGATGATGAACGTGCAAAGCCCGCCGCCGCGCCCGCAGGTGCAGGCGATGCCGACGGCGTCGATGCCGCAGATGCCGGTGCAGATGCCCGGAGCCTCGCCGACGTCGGGCGCGATGCCGCCCGCGCCGATGCCGGGCACGATGCCGCAGATGCCGACGGTACCGATGCAGCAACCGGCGGGCGCGCCGATGGGCGCTGCGCCGCCAACGATGCCACAGCAGATGCCGCAACAGATGCCGACAGGACCGCAAGGATACTGAGATGGGCAAGCCCGACGCACCGACCCCTCCCGACCCCAACCGAACGGCGGCGGCTGGCACGGCGACCAACGTCAACACGGCGGTCGCGAACGCCTTCCTGAACAACGTCAACCAAGTCACGCCGACCGGCTCGCTCGACTATAACCAGACCGGCAACTACTCATGGACCGACCCGGTCACCAACTCGACCTACAACATCCCGCGCTTCACCGCGACACAGACGCTGTCGCCGACGCAGCAGGCCATTCAGGGCCAGACCGAAGGCGCGCAGTATAATCTGGCGGGCATGGCGAACGCGCAGTCGGGCCGCATCGCGGGCCTGCTGGGCAGCGAGATGGACACCTCTGGCGCGCCGACGGCGGGCAACGCTGGCAACATCACGGGCGTGCCGGGCGCGCAAACCAGCTACGACCCCGGCGGCGCGATCCAGTCGTCGCTTGGGCCGAGTGACGCGATCACCAAGACCTATGGGCCTGCGGACAATTTTTCGGCGGATCGACAGCGCGTCGAGGATGCGCTGATGGCGCGGATGAACCCGCAACTCGCCATCGAGAAGGATCAGCTGACGCAGAGCCTCGCCGATCAGGGCATCCGCTACGGCTCGCAGGCCTACAACGACGCGATGATGAACTACTCGCGCCAAGCCAACGACGCGCGGTACGGTGCGATCAGCCAAGCCGGTGGCGAGCAGCAGCGCTTGGCACAGATGGCTGGCGCGCAGGCCGCCTTCCAGAACCAAGCGCAGCAGCAGGGGTATGAGCAGCAGCTGGGCGCAGGCTCGTTCGCCAATCAGGCGCAGGCCCAGCAGGCGCAGCAGAACGCAGGGCAGGCGGCGTTCCGCAATCAGGCCCTCGCCCAGCAGGTGCAGCAGGCGCAGGCGGGCTTCAACGCTTCGCAGGCCGCGCGCAATCAGTACATGCAGGAGCAGTACGCGCGCAGGAACCAGCCGATCAACGAGATCACCGCGCTGCTGTCCGGTTCGCAGGTGAGCCAGCCCAACTTCATCAACGCGCCGCAGTCGCAGATACCGACGACCGACGTGGCGGGCCTGATCAACACCAACTTCAACCAGCAGCAGAGCAACTACAACAGCCAGCTGCAGGGCTGGAACAGTTTCATGGGCGGCATTCTCGGTCTCGGTGCTGGCGCGATGAAGCTGTCGGATCGTCGCGAGAAGGAGGATATCGACAAGATCGCCACCGTGTTCGCGATGCGCGGCGACGAGCGCGAGAAGCTGCCGATCTACGCCTACTCCTACAAGGACGACCCGGCTTCGACGCGCCACATCGGCCCGATGGCGCAGGATGTCGAGAAGGTCGATCCGGGTGCGGTCGCCGAGATCGGCGGCAAGAAGTATCTCGATGAGGGCAGGGTGATGGGTTCTATTTTGAGGGCAGCGTGATGGCAGACACAAGCACGATCACTGGCCCGTTCACCGGGCTGTATAATTTCTTCGCCAACGACCCGTCGGGTGGCGCACTCAGCTATCCGGCAATGGAGGCGCGGCGCAAGATCGCGCTGCAGCTGGTCGCGAGCAACGCCAAGAAGGGCTATCCGAAAACCTTCGGCGAGGGCCTCAGTGCGATTGGCGATGCCATCGGCGAGCGTGGCCTCATGCGCCAGCTGGCGGCGCAGGAGGCGGCGTACCAGAAGAAGGCCGAGCAGGCGGGCGCTGCGGCGATCCCCGGCGAGGCGCAGATCAAGCCGCCGGTCCAGCAACGCAGCGAGGCGGTCGAGGAGCCGACCACACTGGAGGCCGACACCACGGCGGTGCCGGTCCCCGAGCGAACGGCGGATGCGAGCGAGCGTCCCGTCTATCCGCAGACCGCTGCGATGCAGACCGGTGTTGTGTCCGACGCGCCGCCGGTTGGGGTCAGCCCGGCGTCACTGGCGGCGGCAGCGCCACCGCGCCGCGATGCGATTGCGAGCCTGCTGCTGAACGGTTCGGAGGTGCCGCAAGTAAACCCTACGCTGTCGGGGGCTATGCCCCCGGCTACCTCCCCGGCGACTGGTGGCCCGCCGCCTGACACGCAGATCGCGCAGACGCAGGCGGCGCGGACGCCCGGCAATGTCACCGACATCAATGCCGCGCCGGTTCTTCCCGGCATCAAGGTCGCGCCGCCCGCGCGCCCGCTGCCGCCAGCGCCTCCGGTGAACATCCCCGAGCCGTCGCCGCGCATTCCGTTACCGACCGACGTGCCGATGACCGAGGACGAGAAGCGCGGCTACCGGCTGCGCTCGCAGGCGCTGTCGCTGGGCGACCCCTACATGAAGGAGCAGGCCGACGGCCTGATCCGCTACGGGGCCGAGCAGCGCAAGCAGCAGTACGACGCGGTACTGAAGGACTATCAGGACCAGATGCTGGCGCGGCGGCAGAAGCAGCAGACCGAAGAACAGTTCGCCCGCGAAGCGCCCGAGCGCGGCGTGCGGATTGCGAAAGAGCAGGAGCAGCTGGTCGCGGCGCAGAAGGCCAATCAGCTGCGCGAGCAGTTCGGCAACATGCCGCCCGACGAAGTGTTCAAGCGCGTCACGGCGAGCCAGCAGGAGGCGCGCAGTGCCGCGCGAGGCCTGCAGGCATCGGATGCGGCGATGGATGCATTCGGCAAGGGCGCGATCACCGGCTTCGGCGCGGATGCCAAACTGAATGTCGCAAAACTGTTCTCCTCGCTGGGGCTGGTGGACAAGGGCAACGTCATCGCCAACACCGAGACGTTCAGGGCGGCGATGCAGCCGGTGATCGCCGCCATCCTGCATCAGACGTCTGGCACCTCGCAGCTGTCGGAAGGCGAACTGTATTTTGCGCGGCAGGCGGCGGCGGGCAACATCTCGCTCGATCCGCAGTCGATCACGCAGCTGATGTCGATCATCGACAAGCGCTCGCGCGAAATCCTGAAAGATCACCAGACCACGATGGATGCGCTGTTCCCGAACAACCCGCAGGCCAAGGCGACGTTCGGCGTCGAGCATCCCGATGTCCCGGTCAACGTGAACAGTGAGGCCGAGGCGAACAAACTGCCGGTCGGCACCAAGGTCCGCATCAACGGGCGGAAGGGCGTGGTGCGCTGATGCCCATTGTCTACGACGAAGAACCGGCAGCAGCAGCGCCCGCGCCCGCGCGCTCGATCCAGTACGACGAGCCGCCGCCGTCGCCGTCGGCGGGTGTGTTCGAGACCGGCGCGCCGCCGCTGAACCTGTCGGGCCTGATCGCTGGCAAGCCGGTGCCTGACAAGTATCAGCAGGCCGCGATTGCGGAGCGCGACCGCTTGCTGAAGGCGGGCGTGCCGCTGCCGGAAGGCTACACGCGGCGGCTGGCATCGGGTCCGCTGCTGGGCTGGGGCGACGAGATCGGCGCGGCGATGATGACGCCGTTCGAGATGGCGCGCCAAGGCACGTTCAATCCGGCGGAGGGCTACCGCTACGCCAAGGCGCGCGAGGATTTGGCCGAGACGGCGGCGAGGCAAAAGACCGGCCTCACAGGTGACCTTCTGGAGACCGTGGGCGGGCTGGCGACACTGCCCGGCAACATCTTCGGGCGCGAGGCCGCAGCAGCGCTTGGCGGCGGCGGCAAGGGCGTGCTGCCTGCCGTGGCGCGGATGGCGGGCTATGGCGCGGAGGCCGCCACACTGGGCGCGGTGCAGGGCGCAGGCAACGCACGGACCACGGGCGACATCGCGCACGATGCGCTGGTCGGCGGCGCACTGGGCGGCGCACTGGGTGCGCCATTCGGGGCGTTCGCCAACGTGGCGCAGCGCTCGACGGCGGCGGTGCCGACGACGGAAGAACTGTTCAAGCTGGGCGCGCGGGACTTCAGGGCGCGTGACAAAGCCCCGGTTTCATACGACCTTGAGCAGGTGGGCAACCGCTTGAGTGCCCTCGCCGACGCCAACAGGGTCAAGTATGGACGAGACGTACCGCAAACCGTCACCACCTTGCGCAACCTCGCTGACGAGACCGCTGCCGACGTCGCCCGCGCCAAGGCCGCCAACCCCAACCCGCCCGGCACCGTCGCCGTCCCCGGCCAGACAGGTGCCCCAAACTCTTGGTCAGCCGTCGCCACCCCGCGCGACCTCGCCAGCCTACGACGCGAGATTTATGAAGGCGGGGCCACCGGGTCGGCCACCGACGAGCGCGCAGGCACCATTGCGTCAAAAATCTTCGACCGCATCCTCACCCGGCCCGATCCTCGCACGCTTACGCGCGGCAATGCGCGCGATGCTGCGGCGGTTGCGCTTCTCGACACCAGAGGCCGAGGCAATTTCGGCTCCGCCTACCGCGCCAAGGCTGTCGAGGACACCATCAAGGATGCCCTCGACACTGCCGCCGGTCAGCACTCCGGTCTCAATTTCGAGAACATCATCCGACAGAAGCTGCGAGGCGCTCGAAAGAACGAAGCCTTCGGCACGCTCAACGCCGACGAGGAAGCCGCCCTTGAGCGAATGATCAAGGGCACGGTCGCGGCGAATAAAATCCGCGAGACCGGCAATCTCTTGGGCGGCGGCGGCGGTCTTGGCCGCATGGTCGCAACCGGCGGCGGCGCGGGCGGCGGCGCGTTGACCGCCTATCTCACCGGCAACGACCCGTGGGTTGGTGCAGCTGCGGGCTTCGGGGCCGGGCAGCTGGGGCGCGGCCTGCGCACCTACGGCAACTGGCGCGCCCTGAAGAACGTCGAGAACTTCTCCGACCTGATGCGCCGACGCTCGCCCGAGTATGCGAGCCGCACCGCTGTCGCGCCGATGGAGATCGGGCCGGGTCTCGCGTCTCCGATTGTGCGCGGCGCACGTCAGGGGCTGGTGGTCGGCGGCGGCGGCGGCATCCGAGACGCCATCGCCAATGCGCTCATCTACAACACAACCGGCAAACGAAATTCGCAGGAGCAACGCTGATGCCGCGCGATGGAGCCAACATCTATCACCGCCCGCCCGGCACCGATGCCGTGCCCGACACCACGATAGAGAGCAGCAAATACAACGCCTACGTCGCCGACATCGAGCAAGACCTCAACCTGCCGCGCCCGATTGTGGCCGGTGGCACGGGTGCGACCAGCGGACCTGCGGCGCTGGTCAATCTCGGCGGCGAGCAGGCCGCGCAGGTGGTGACGAACTACGACGAGTTCCCGTTTGTGCCGGGATCGTTCTACTCCGCTGCCGGTGCAACGTCAGCACCGACAGGGTCTGCCTTTACGGGCATCTGCTACACACGCCCCGATCTGGGGATTATCGTTTTAGAGGCGAGAGAGTTGCTCGACGGCACTCCGAGGCGCAAGTGGGCGCGCCAGAAATGGGGGACGTGGAGCGCGTGGGTGCAGCAGGCTGATGCCGTCGCCGATCTCGACGCCGCCTACGTCAATGCGGCGGGCGACAGCATGACGGGTAGCCTGAACATGCAGCACGCTGGCATTTCGCTTTTCGGCACGGCGGGAGCCAACGACACCGATTTCTACAGCTTCAAGGGCGCGCAGCCACGCTGGCTGATGCGGATGGGCGATGCGGCGGCGGAAAGCGGGGCCAACGCCGGATCGAATTTCCTGCTTTACGCGTTTAGTGACGCGGGCGCGCTGATCGGCCCTGCCATCAACATCACCCGCAGCAATCTGGCGATGACGCTGAGTGGTTCGTTGACCGTCAGCGGCCAACTTAACTGCTCCAGCACCGTCTGGTCGCACGACACCCCAACGACCGGCGCGTACTACTTTGGCGATGGCACCAAGTATCTGCGCTACGACGGTGCCAACTACAGTCTGGTTGGGGGAAATGTCTACTTCAACTCCCCGACGCTCTCGATTGGTCAGGGCGGCACGACAGCCACCATCCAGTTTGGTAACACCGGTGCGAAGTATCTGAGCTACGACGGCACGCAGTTCAATATTGCGGGCGGCAACGTCACCGTCAACAACGGCAATCTCTCCGCGACTGGTGTCGCTCCTGCCGTCAACCTCTATTCGACATCATCACCGGCCAATGCCGCGTTGATGATCTATCAGGGTGGCGGCCCCAAATGGGCGATGGGCACGCAAGTCGGCGACGGCACTGGCAATTTCAGTCTGTATGCCTACGCGACAGGCAAACAACTGGTCAGCTTCCTCGAAAATGGTGCTGTGAACTTCACCGGCGGCGGGCCGGTCAGTCACGCGAGCATCCGCGTCGGGACGTCGTCAGCGAGCGGGTTGCCCGAACAGGATTTCCATTACTTCAATGGCACGACGCAGTGGGGCACGCTGTATCAGGACAGTGGCGGCGGCCCGACCGCAGCGTGTTGCGAGTTCTACAAGGGGGGCAGTCAGGTTGGGGCGATCAGCATCAACGCCACCAACACTTCCTTCCTCACGACGTCCGATCTGGCATTGAAGGATGTCAAAGGAGCCTACGACGCCAGCGAGGCGATCAGAATTATCCGCGCCGATCCCGTGCGAATGTGGAACTGGAAGGCGACCGGCGAGGCAGGTGTTGGTTGGGTGGCGCAATACTCGCACGCGGTCGATCCCGACCTTGCCGTACCGCCGCCCGCGATGGAAATGCCGAAGGGGTCGGAGATCGAAGTGCCCCAAATGCACTGGGGCATCGACTACGGCAGGCGCACGCCATACCTGTGGGCCGCCGTCTCAAGCCTGCTCGACCGTATCGACCAGCTTGAGGCGAAGATCGCGCAACTGGAAGCACGATGATCGATCTTGCCCTCGTCCTGATCGTGCTGCATTCGGTCGATGGGCGCGAGGTGACGATCAACCCGGAAATGGTGACCACGCTGCACGCGCCGACGGAACAGGGCAACAGGCTGCTGACCAAGGGCGTGCGCTGCCGCGTTGGCCTCGCCGACGGCAAGTTCGTCAGCGCGGTGGAAAGCTGTGACGCGGTGCGACAATTACTGGAGGGCAAATGATGTGGAAGGTATTGCTGATCGCCCTGCCGTTGGCAGGATGCATCACCGACCGCGACATCGAGGTTGGTCTGGCCGACCGCTACTCGCGCGCCGAGATCGTCGCGATGCAGGTGGAGACGCAGTGCAAGGCGCTGGCGCGCACGCTGGTACAGATCGCGCGCTGTGAGGTGAGGAGGTAGTCATGCAGAACCTTGGTTTGATCCTGCTGGTGTTCGCGTTCGTGCTGGCCTGCGTTGCCATGCGTATTCCGGCAGCAGGCCCGTGGGGTCTGCTGCCGATGGCGATAGCGTTCTGGATCGCGTCGGAGTTGATCGGCGGCCTTGGCCGGGTCACCGGCCTTCACTGACCCCGGATCGCGGCGAGTGCGGCCTTGCCGGTCAACGGCATCTTGCGCGTCTCGCCCGACTGCTTGGCCTTCATCTTGGCGATGCGGCCTTGGGCCTTCAGCCGCTTCGTCTCGGCCTGCTCTTCCCTGATCGCCTCGGCGACAGGGGAGGGCGCGGCCTGCCGCCGCAGGAAGCCCGGTATTTCGTCGGCGAACGACTGCTTCTCGCTGGGGTGCGGCGGTCGATGCACCACGCCCCGGTCGCGGTCGTGGTCAATGCGCTCGACCCGCGCGACCGGGGTTTCGGGAACCGGCGCACTGACGGGCTTGGGTTTTTCGACCGGCATCTCGTCTGACGAACCACGCGCTGGCTTCGCGCTCGCCTTGACGAGCCGCTTCTTCTGCTTCTCCAGCTTGTCGATTGCTGTCATCGCCCGCTTGAGCCGCGTTTTCCAGCGCGAGATCGAGTAGTCGATGTGTTCCAGTGTCATTGATTTCTTGGCCATGCTATAGTCCTTCATTGCTTGTAGGGGTTGGTCCCGCGCTCCCGGTCATCCGGGGCGCGGGATTTTTTTGTGTCTACTTCTTGGGTTTGATGTGCTTGATCCGAACCGGTTCCGCGCCCGGCTTCGGCCAAGAGATTGCGGCACCGCCGAGATGATCGACCACGGTGGCGTCCTCCGGGCAGGCCCAGACCACATACTCGGTGGTCTTGGTCATCTGATGCCTGCGCATGTTGACGATGGCCTGCTTCTCCGATTGCGCCCGGCCCCAACTCATCGCGTTGCCGATGGCGATGAACCACGTCAGGCGTGGATCAAGCACAGTTTCCCCTTGCGTCTCAGTCATAGTCTTTCACCTTGTCAAACAGCCCGCGCGCACACCATGTCCGCGCGTGAGGTGAAGTATAGCAAATCGACTTTTGCCAAATCGCGCACTTTGCGGTTTTTGCCGCGTGAGGTGCTGCACTGTTCGCAAAAAACGCGACGACAAAAATCTGTTGACACGGAAATTACAGGGCGAGCGCGCCGCGATCTCGCACATCACATTCGAGAAGTGCCTGCGGCACAGGCCTCAAATTATTTTGTCGCCCTCGATTTGCGCCAGTATCTCAATCATGAGGCGCTCGATATGGAAACTTCGTGCCGCCCTTACCTTCAACAATGGCACGCCCACAGACATCACTATGTTCCTGCAGCCGCGCGATCAGTTGCAGGGTCTGATTTGCTGTCAGGCCAATAAGTATCTGGCCGATCTCGGCACCGGGTCGCATGTTGAACGTCAGCAGCACCTCGCCGTTGTGGGTGAACGTGGTGACATTGGCGTGCGCCGGTTCATCGACCAGCACGATGCCGCCGGGCATCAGGGAGCCGGGGGTGCCGGTCATGGCCTCTCCTTCGGCAGTCCGAAAAATTTCTCGAACGTCAGACCCGGCTTCACCTGCAGCAGCCGCACCACGTCGGCCATCGAGGCGTCGGGCACATCGACATACACCTCGAAATGACAGCCGGGGTGCGCGGTGTCGAAGTCGCGCAGGTGCTGCAGCCACGCCTGCGCGAGGTTGTCATGGACATGGGCGACGGTGAAGATTTTGGTGGTCATCAGTAGGCGCTCCGTCGCAAATACCAGACCTCATGCCGGTCCTTGCCCTTACCGATGATCCGCATCCGGTAGCCGTGGCGAACGCACCAGTCGGTCAGTGTCTTATTGGGTTCAACGATGACCGGGACCAGCCCCGCCTTGGTGATCCCTGCGATCAGTCGGGTGAACGCGCCTGTGCCGGGTTGCTTCGCGTCGAGCAGCACCAGACGAACGCGGCGGTGATCGCGGGTGGCGATGATCTCACGCCAGTCATCATTGTTGAGCCAGCTTGCGACTTCGATGGGCGCGAAGCCATGTTCGATTTCCATCTGCCGCAGATTGGCGGCGGCGATCATCATGTTTTCGGTTTTCAGCATCATTGCGGGCTTCTCGCATTGTCGCGCGCTGCGTCGTAGGCCTCGCTGATCAACTCGACAAGAATGTGCTTCGGCACCTGACAGGCCACGGCCAGTTTTGCCAGCCTGCGGATGACGCCGCCAGCCGCAGCAACCATTGTCCAGCGCTGTTCATCACTCATGCGTTGCCTTCCTGCGCTGGCGCGTAGAGCGACACCAGATTGATGGCGTACTCGCCCGGCTCGAACTCCTCTGTCCAGCCACCGGCATTCGGCGGGAACGGCACACCGAACACCTCCGCGATTGCCTGCACCGCCTCGACCGATGGCATCATGCCCTTGCGCGAGCGGCCCTCGACGCTGATCGACAGGTGACTGCACATGCCTGCGGGTTGCTCCTCGATGGAGAAGGCGGCGCGGTACCCGCCGGGGAACATCATGTGCTGCGACGGCGGGCGCTCCAGACCGGGCGGGCGATCCTTCAGCCGCAACAGCTTGATGTCATCGAGCGTGCCCTGCCGGATCAGCGACAGCGGCACCGGGTTTGCTTTCGCGTTGGCGATCATCTCAGCCGCGCGCTCGCGCTCTGTCGCGCCAATAATCAAAATACTCATTCCAGCACCTTCGGAAACATATCCTCGCGCCACGCGCCGCCGCCGTCCTTCTCGGAGGGGATGCGCTGCGCCCACACAATCGGCATCGGGCCGGGCCTGTCAGGCAATCCAGCCGCCCGATCATAATTCCGATCCCATCGGGTGATGTTGAACCTCGCGCCGCAGCCGACACATTCGATGTTTTGCGCCGCGCCGCCACGCGGGCCGGGTCGCCAGACAAAGCCGCCGCAGTCGGGACAGCTTTCATCGGCGGGGAACACATTTTCCACGGGCACCTTGCTAATCATCCCTCGATCCTCTGTGGCATCACGCTGTAGGCGGTGAGGGGCCGGTTGGGCTTGCCGTCGTCGCGGATCGGGCGGATGCGCGACTGCGCCTTCCAGCATTCCATCGCATCGGTGAAGGTTGCGAACTTCTTTGCCTTGGCGAGATCGGGCGTCCAGCGGTCGTCGCCGAAACCGTCCTTGGCGTCGGGGTCGGACCATTCGAGGTAGTCGCCTTCCACGACGGCGTTCTGCGTGGCGGCAATCGTCAGCGCCAGCGCGGTGGCTTCACTCGCGAGCGCGCTTTTGCCGGGCGGGGCGATCTGGCGTAGCACGAACATCGGTTACCTCCTTCTCGATCTTGAGGGCGAGCGAGTTGAACACCAAGACCAGCGCCTGCGGGAAGGGGATGTTGCGCTCCTGCTCCATCATGGTCGCCGCACCCCGCATCAGGTCCATCGCCACCGTCGTCAGCACGGCGGCGCGCTCGCTGTCGCTCTCGATCAGCTGGCCGACCGACATCACCGCCTCGCGGCAGCGCGACTTCGCCAGCTTGGTTAAATCCCTGAGGACGACCGGGTCCGTCATGCTCACTCCGCTGGCAAAAGTTTCTTGGCGCGCTCGATCTGCTTGTCGAGATCGGCATCCGCGCCGTTGCCCTCGATCTCGGCGGCGCGCCGCAGGAACGGCAGGCCCTTGTCGATGGCGGCCTTGATCTCGGCGCGCGTGGCGGTGCGGCCTTCAGCCCACCATGTCACCGACGTCGGCTCGCCGAGAGCGAACAGCACGCCGCCGTTGGGGTCGCGGATCGGCTGGAAGGCCTTGGTGATCCAGATCAGGTTCGCGCCGGGGTTATGCTGGACCATGATGCCCGGCACATGCTCATCGCCAGCGAGCGCGGCGGCGGTGTTGCGCTTGGCATTGGGGCGGGCGAGGAAGGGGCAGGCCTTCACCGCATACTCGGCGCAGTCGGCGTGCGCGGGCGGCTCGCTCGACACCCGGTTGATCGAACACATCGGGCCGATCACGAAGGCCTTGAAGGTACCGAGCGGCTCGCCGCACAGCCAGCAGATTTTCCGGTTGTAGGCCTCGATGATCTTGCGCGGATCGAGGTTAACAAAATCCCACTTGCCCCGGATCATCGAGACGAACCACGGCACCGGAAAGCCGCGCTCGTTGACGGGACGGCGGATCATGCGCGGCGGCAGCGGGATGTCCCGGATGGCGGCGTTGAGCATCAGCGCTTCCTTTTTTTCTTGCCCTCCTTAGCCTCCAGCACCTCGCACACCGTGTCAATCGAGCGGCGATATTCGAGCGCCAGCGGCGGCGACAGGGCGTGCAGCCGCTCCAGCGACTG